GGGACTATGGTTCCACACAAACCACAGTATAATCTGCAAGATGCATGAATGTTAAAGATTTCATATAAACCATGGATTGCGATGCGGATTATAGTCAGTCTGAAATGTAGCCAGTTGCCAATCGGTAACTGGCTTTTTGGTTTCATCAAGCTTACGGGGAATTTGTGGGTTGAGCCGCAAGCGGGCCGCATCGTTAAGCCATTTCATGCTGTCCTCATAATCCCGTATCCGTACAACACTTACATTATTGGGAGCTATGAGTTTTGTAAGTTCATAAACAGCCAGTCTTACCATGTGCCTCTTGAGGTTAGGATTACGTGGGTCATGTAACACAAGATGTTGTCCTGCTTGTGGAATATCTGCGTTTACGTCTGTTTCTGGACTGAACACCCGTCCTTTGTAGACTACGTACTCGTGATCCGAAAGTTCATATGTGTTGTATGCCGGATCATAATCTGCGACGGCACCCCAATTGTCGGAAACCATTGGATCGAGGTTGCTGTCAAAGCTGTCAAGTGTCGTCAACGTGTAAAACTCTCCGCTATATTCGACCACGCTCCATAATGGATATTTCATGGGCTGCCATGATGGTGTTTCTACTTCCTTCCAGCCATTGACTAACGGGATGCGTATGTCGTTGAACTTGTAACCATTCTCCAAAAGACAGGTATAGAAAACGCCATTATGACTTATCTTATCACCCGGATAGTAAGTACCGAACTGGGAGTAATTTACCACCTGTGTCACACTGATATTGGCATCGGAACACTCTTCCCAATAAATGGCCGTTGATGGTTTACGGTAACCGCTGATGGAGCGTGTCACTTCATGAATTTGTCCTTCAAAATAGATATGCACCCCCACAGGATAGGTAATGCGCCGATCATATTCGGCGATATATTTTCCTTTGGCAAGTTCTTTCTCCACTTCGTAATTCTCCGAGAGATATTCCACAATACTTATCTCTGCTGATTCTTCAGCCTGAATAAACCGCTCGTCATTGCCTCGTGTAAGCTGCGTAAGGGCTTCCCGAGTGATGACACCCAGATAATCGTTATTATTAAGAAACCGTCTGTACATTTTTTATTTTGTTGTTAATATGAAAATCCTTCCTGAATTACTGAAGTGGAGACTACATATCCGTTTCCGTCCCCACCACTCTTAAACTTGTACCAACTGTCGCGCAGATAAAAACACAGCAGATAGTCAAGGCAGTCGGACAAATGGCCATAACGCTCGCACTTTACACCGGTTTTCGGATCGGTAGTCTTCTGCTTATTCTTTGAGCCGTCCTCATTGCGGAGCTGATAAATCAAATCCTGTGTAAGTCTCCGGCATTTGATGTCTATCTGTATTTCCCAGCCATTGTAACCATCAAATATCTCGTTTACAAACTCACAGCGTGTCGCCTGCGGAGGCTGTTTTCGTAACAGTTTCACCTTGGCGCGTAGAACTCCTTTTCCAAAAATGTCCGCAATTATGGTGTAGTTGTTAATTCCGTCCTCATTGGTGGTAGAGCGCTGCAATCCGGACGGATCTCCCGTTACATCCACTCCGCCGATATGTTTGTCACGGTAAAGTTTCAAACGTACTTTTCGTGCCAGCGCAGGCGTATTATTCTCTTTTGTCTCCGGCTTACCAAGTATTTCCTCGAGTATATATACCTTTTTGTTGTCGTAGTCTATCTGTGCGGAAAGTACAGACATTTGGGGGGCGACATTGAAATCCCAGACCGTAACAAGCGGCTTGGTAGGATCATATACCTTTTCTTTCAGTCCGGTAACAAGATGTCTGGAACCATCAAAATTGCAATAAATGGCCATATCGTTGGCTTCCACAAAGTCCCAGTTACCATAAAGCAGGCGTTCCTTGGTGGCCTGATCCCGAATTTTGTTCAATGCGGCTTCATAAACCTGGCGAAAAGCAATGTTCGGGTTATCAAATACGGAAAACGGAATATAGGATTCACCTTCACGGCACATAACTTTTTCACCATTCTCATCCTGTACAAAACGGGAGCGCACCCAATTGATCGTCGGATTGGTCGTGAGCAACATTCGTGGCGTCTTAAACGTTTCGTGGGTTCTCCAACGGAGACGAGAAAACAGCACCTCGACAGCCCGTTCTGAAATCTCCGATACCTCGTCCACCATGGCAATGGTATATTCGGACGAACCAAAACGTTCGAAGTTCGGGTCGCTGGGGATATCCGCCATCTCTTTCATGATAATAACAGAATCATTCCAGAATGTGAGTGTGCCTTCGAGATTGTTTATCTTGTAATTTATATCCTCTTTAAGCCCCCAATCTTTCAGTATAGACTTGATGGTATTCCAGGTCGACTCCTTCAATGATTTGAGCGTCTTACGGGCGACGACCGCACGAATATTCTCAAATCGGATACACGAGGATACCAACCATACGCTACCGATAAAAGACTTTCCGCCACCCGCTGCTCCCCCACCCAATATCAACTGTGGGAGGTTTTGCGACCTGCATTGCTTACATTGCGGCTTATACTGCGGATTCCTTTGCGGATCGTAACCGACAAGGATTTGCTCTATTTCTCCGCCGCAGTGGGGACAATAATTAGGCTGCAACAACTTCCACAGTTCATATTGTCGTGGTGACGGTTTGAACTCGATATGCAGGTTTTTAGGCGGTTTGAGCTTGTTGACCGCCATTCCTTATACGATTTGAATGGTTATATCGACCTCGGACTCAAGTATGGAATATAAATTCTGGAAAGTAGCAAGGGATTCCAACACTTTCCCTCTAACCGTGTTATTCCCCACGATGATACAGCCGGCAGAATCAACTTCGGTATTTCCGGAATGAATCAGGATGCCGAGGAAATGGGGCACATCGTGCAGATACGGCATCTTTTTCTTGTACTTGGGGCTGTACTGAAAAGTGATTTTGTATGTTCCAGCGGGAATGGCAGTTCTGGCATAGATCTTTTCCTTACAAGTACAAGAACGGCCATTAGGGGTATTGGGGCAAGCTGCCGGAAGTTTTCTTACGGTGTCTTCGATGGTGTTACAAAAAAAATTGCCATTGATGGACAAGTCGCCTATTGTATAGGTCGGACCTCTGAATTTGCGATTGAGTGTTAGCTTCATACTTTGATACTATTTGTATCGAAAGAGTAGCTCCAATTATCGAATAGAGTTTATTGAGAATGTTTATAAGGTAAGATTTTAGAAAGTGATTATTGCTTTTGTTGTGTTGTAGGTACTCATATCTAATGAAGAGTATCAGAACCTCTTTAATAGACGGGGAAAGTTTTTTTTCGTGGATTCTACATTTAAATCTAATTAAAAAGTTGTATGGGATAAATCGTATATAACATCACAGAGGATATCGTCATAATACAATTAGTTATCCATAATATTCCGGCATTTCTCCGCCTAAACGTTTTTATTAGATAGAAAAGGAATAGGATTGGTGTTTTATTCTGATACTTATAGCACTTTATATAAAGCAACGAGGGTTCTGTTTTCTGTTTGAAACAAGAAATGACCGTTACTTAATATGCACTCATGAATGTTGCTGTCAGTCGGATCGAAGTTTAACAAACGCACGGCTTCATCTCTATCTATAACTTGCATTTCCACACCTAGCACTGTTACATAAGTGGCATCTTGGGGAATCTTCATAAGTTCATTCAGTAATGTACTTTTCATAGCACTTTAATTCTTGGCCTGAAGTCCCGTCAAGCATTTTTAGATATCAAAAGAAAACGTGGGACATAACTGTAGCACCGAGGTTCTGGTAAACCTATCCGCAAACAAGTTAAGCCCACGCCAAACATAGGCGAAAACTGTTTGTCTTGCGGATGAATGAAATTTACCAGATTCCGGTGCATGACAAAAGCTAACGCTTTC